TCGAGCACGTACATCGCCGTGACCACGCCGCGGTTGTCGCGTTCCTTGAGGATGTAGGCGTTGCCGTTGCTCAGTTTTGAGACCATCCACGATTCGATGAACTTCTGCCGCGTCTGGAATTTGTTCGGCTTGCGAAGCACCGGAGTGAACGCCGGGCTTTCTGCATCGCGCCAGATGCCCTGCGTGTATTCGACGAGGCGCAGGCGCAGCTTGCCGATGTCGCTCGCGATGAGCGTGATGCACGCGAAGACCGCCCAGTTCGCCATCACGGCGTCGTGGCGGATCTCGATATCGCGCTGGAAATCGTACGGCGATCGTCCGAACCACTGTGTCGACCAACCTCTGTCGGCGACCGCCTGTAGTCCCAGCGGAGCCGCCTTGACATGCGGCAGGACGCTCCTCGAGATCGCCGAGAAGATCGTCACTTCAGGCATTGCTCATTCCTTTGCCGACGAACAACACGGCGACGATTATCAAAAATCCAGCCGTGACCATCGCCCAGCCTTGGCCGGCAAGAATGAACACGCCGCCGACCAGCAGGCCGACGCCACCCATCAGAAGCAGGACCAGCCACAGAACGGCGGACAGCGCGAACGCGAGGAACGCACGGGCTGCGCTGGAAGCGACGGCGGCGGCCTTCTGAACTGGAGTCATTCGTCTTCTGACGGCTTGACTTCGGCCGGCTTGAGTTCCTCCGCGCCGGAACGAAGGGCACGCTCTCGCTGACCCTCGGCGACCATGTCGCGCGTCTGATACGTGGCGGTTCGCTTCGTATAGGTCCGCTTCATGGGGACGGCCGGAACTGGTGGCGGGGTTTCGCGCTTGGTCTCAGACAACTTCACTTCTACCGGCGCGTCTTGCGCCCAGCCCAACGCGCGATACAGCTTGGCTTGGCTGTGCCCGGAGGCTTCGAATGAGTTCCCGGGATGGAGAAGCGGCGAATTGCTGCCTCCCGGCCGGAATGCTTTCTTCACGATCATGGAAACACTCATTCGAAGACTCCTGTCATACGAAAGGCCCGCCAGCCGAAGCCAGCGGGCCAGTCCTCTATCAGCTCGAAACGCCTTGGAAGTCCGCCGTCTCGGTGAAGGCCACCGCATCGCTGCGCCGCTTGGCGAAGTTGATGTGGCGGGTCACCTTGATCGCCGTGCTGTCTTCCTGGAACATCGAGGTCATCCCGGTGACGTTCATGCCCACCGGCGTATCGGTCGCGCCGCTCGGGTCAGAGCGCTGCTCGATCGTCGCTTCCCGCGAGACCGAGACCTCGAAGCCCGTGTCGCCGATCTTGTAGATCTCGGACGGCTTCACCAAGATCACGTGGCTGGCGTCGATGTTGTCGCCGACGACCACGTTGTCACCGAGGAGCGAACCGCCCATCCCGTTGATGCTCGGGAAGGAGGTCTGGCCGAGCGAGTTGACCAGCATCGAGATCGCCTTCGCCTGGGCCGGACCCATGACGAAATACAGGCCCATCGCGTTCTTGCCGGAGATGAACGGCGCGTACAGTGCCGAGATCATCACGCGAACCGCGGCCTCATCCGTGCCCGTGGTCGCGATCGCCGTCAGACCGTTCAGCAGGCCAGCCGGCGATACGCCGGCAGAAGCCGCGGTCGTCGAGAAGACCGTTTGATCGATCCGCTTGGCGCTCGCTTCCCGGAGCGCGTTGCCAACGAGGGCTTCCGCAGCCGGGCTCGAGTAGCGGATGAGGTCGTTGGAGACGACCGACAGCGCGCCGACCTTCAGCGGGGTGAGGTTGACGGTCGAGAAGTCAGGCTTCGTGACCGGGATCGCCTTCGACTCGCCGACCCAGTAGCCGGTCGCCTCACCGTCCTGGCCCTTGATGGTGATGTTCGCCGGCACCTCGCGGAACGGCAACTTGTCGAAAGCAGTCGCGCCATAGAGGAACTCGAGAAAGTCGCCGCTGTAGCGGCCGTCCATCGCGACCAACTCCGCGCCCCACTCGCCGGAGCCGGTTCCGCCGCCCGCGACCTCGTTGGCCTTGATCCACTGGACCAGCTGCGGATTGGTCTTGCCCCAGCGATGTTCGGCAATCGCCGACGGCGTGGTCTGGTTCATGATGGCCATCGCCTTCGCGATAACGCTCCGAACGAAGGCTTGGCCCTTGAACTTGTCCTCGGGATCCGACTTGCGGACGAACGAGATGCCGCCGCGGCTGCGCGAGGCGCCCTCGGCCGACTTGCCGTCGACGACGCTGGCGGCCGATGCGTTGGTGGTGTGGAAGTTCTTGACGCGGATTTCGTCGTCGAGGTCTTCGATCTCCTGGCTGATCGCGTCGAACTCGCCGCGCTCTTCCTGGGTGAACGGGCGGCTTTCGCCCTTGCGAAGGTCGACGAGCTCTTGCGCTCGGTTGGCCTTCGTGTTGCGCTCTTCGCGCAGTTGGGAAATGGTTTGCATTGGGTTGCCTTTCGGGCTTCGGGAAAAAGAAAACCCGCCAGAGGCGGGCTGCTGCTTGGTCCCCGAAGCGCCGGGGGGGTGGACATCGCTTCGCTTTCGGCCTGACGCGGCCAGCAGAGCGCTGTCGAGAGACTTGATGGACGTGATCGACGCCTCGGCGTTTGCCGGGATCGTCACCAGGGAGAGCTCCAGCCACTCCCAAGACGTGAACTTGAGGCCGCCGCCTTTCAGCTGCTCGATGCCATCTTTCAAGGCACGGAAGCCAATCGACACGGCCGCGACGAGGCGGTACTTGATCGACTGCACGGCCTCGTCGACGCGGTCCTTCAGGACGCCCGCTTCGGCGATCTTCGGGATGTGCGCGCGGAAGGGAATGCCATTCGCTGTGGGCTTGGCAAACTCCACCCGGCCGACCGGCTTCTGGCTGTCGTGCTGCCAAAGCAGCGGCATCGGGGTCTTGAACTTGGCGCCCATCGGATCGACTTCGTCGCCCATACGATCGGCAGTCGGGGTCGAGGCCATGCCTTCGATCACCCATTCGGTGGTGGTCTCGTTCACCGCCTTGAAGTTCATCAGCGCGTATGCACGGTCCATGGGGATTCCTAGAGGAAGGCAAGCGAGGGAGTCGGCTTGCGCTCGGCTTGCGTCGGGATGACGCCGACAGCCATCGCCAAGGCGACCATTCCGTCAATGCGCCCGGAGGCTTTGGCCTTGACGAACTTGCGGTTCTCGGCGGGGTCGCTCTGCACTGTGGCGTTGTGGGCGCACATGTTCAGGACGGGGTGCCCGCCGTGGCGCATCTTCTTTTCCAGCAGCATCGACTCCAGTTGCCGGATGGCCGGGCTCATGCTCACGAAGCCCTGCCCGAACTCGATGAACTTCTCCAGTTCCTTCGCCGTGAACCCGGCCCGCTCGAGCCACGGCTTGAGGAACTTCATGTTCCAGCGGTCGAAGGCGATCGCCTGCACATCGCAGCGATCGAACACGCCCCGAAGGTGCTCGGCGACGAACTCGTATTCAATAGACGCGCCGGGCGTCGTCTGCAGCGCGCCGGTCTTGGCCCACTGGTCATAGGGCACCCTGTCCACCCGCGACTTTTCCGCCAGCCCCTCGGCGGGAAGCCAGAAGGTCGGGTGTACGTCCCAGGTCTCTAGCTTGGCGACCAGGACCAGCGCGGTGAGGTCGGACACGCTCGATAGGTCGAGGCCGCCCCAGACCTTCGCCTTCCCGATTTCCTCGGGCTTGTCGCCGTTACCCATCCAGACTTCGCGGCTGACGAATGGCGCCTTGGACTCGACCCGCTGGTTCAGGATCAGGTTCCGGTAGGCGTTCTCCCGGCTCGGCATCCGCTTTGCATCCGCGGCCTGCCTCCGGACCTCCTCCCGATTCATGAACTCGTCGAAGTGCGGGTTCGCCTCCCGGATCGCCTCATCCGAGAACGGGTCCAGATCCAGGGATGCGGTGAACATCTCGACCTTGATCCGAGGGTCCGCACCCGAAAGCGCGTCGTCGATCAGCACTGATAGCAGGTCCGCGTCGGTCGGCGCCTGCGTGCTGATGACGATGGATAGCGGCTCCTCCTGGGCGGCCGCCGCGGTCTCGATCGACTCATACAACTGCGAGCGCGGACCCTTGACCTGGCCGAGCTCGTCGTGAACCGCGAAGGCTGGGGACTTGCCGAAAGACGTCGCGACGTCAGCCGACAGCGCCTTGTAGAGCGTGCCGAGTTCCGGGCAGAGCAATTCCTTGACCGTGTCCCGGATCCTGACGACCGCAGCCAGTCGAGGAGACATGCGGATCATCTTGGCCGCGAGGTCGAACAGGAGCGCCGCCTGATCCTTGGACTGCGCCGCGCTCAGAAGCTGGCTGTTCGGCTTCGCCTCCGGGCCGCACAGGTGGAGCAGGAGCAGGAAAGCCGCGAACGCCGTCTTGGCGTTCTTGCGACCCATCGTCAGGAGGAACGTCCGGGTCGGCGAGTCGTAAATCCGCAACAGCCATGCACGCTGTTTGCTGGTCAACTTGACCGCCCGGCCGACGAACTTCCCCTCCGGGATGAAGCAATACTCCTCGATCCAGCGGGCGTTCCGCTGGCCGCGCGTCAGCTTGCGCTTAGCTCCCAAGGCCTGTCACTCTTGACGCCAGCACTCAGGGTCGCCGCCTTGTCGGCCCGATACAGCGACTGGTGCGTCAGCCGCATGGCCCGGGCCAGATTGTTGATGGCCGTCGTCTCGTCCCGGAACATCTTCCCCAGCCGTTCGAACCGGCGGAACCCCTCGTCCGTCTTCAGCCACTCCGGCTCGAAAGCGGCTAACTGGGCGTTCAGCAGATCCGCTCGAGCCGCGTGCCGGCAGTAGTTGACCAGCAGGGGAACGTGCTCCGACCCGAACCAGTCTGCCGGCTTACTGTTCACCGTCGCCAGCCAGACCGTCCGCTCACCCTGGGTCAACCCAGCCGTGGGAGCCAGACGAGCCTGCCCCCCGGGAACGACCGCGAGCGCGGCGCCCGACTTTCGCCCTCGTTGAAGCATGGCGGTTCCTTTAGATTTTTATACGCCGCCCTTTGGGGGCTACGGGATTAGCAGAAAAGAGGCAGCGAGCCGGTCAGGGAGGGATTCACCAAAAAATGCTTATCCACCCCCCCGGAGCCCTCACCCCCTCCTGGGAGGCTCGAGCCCTTGATGCTGTTGCAGGCCCTACATGCGCACCTTGTATTGGCGTATGAATGCTCTCCGCCTTTGGACAAAGGAACAACGTGTTCGACCTCTGGGGCGTTTGGTTCGTATGTGCCTCTGAAGGCTTGAGGTGTCTCACATCCGCACAGGTAGCAAACCCAGCCATCTCGCTTGAACACCTTGAGCGGGTTGACCGACTCAACCGTGGCATCCCTGCGCCTGGCCTTGTCTATTAGCCTGGATGCAGCCTTGACCGCCTTCCTGCCTAGTTCTCCACAGGCAGCGGAACAGTGCTTGCCATTGCGTTCCCTATCTACCTGCCCATCGCACACAGGACAGATTCGACCTAGACGCCTAAGCAGACCAATCTCTGCAGCCCAGTACCCACACGCTGCTGACCGAGCAGCAGCGACAGCCCTACTATGGGCACGCTGCTGCCTAGCCTCATGCGTGCGCGCCCGCTTGATCCCTTGGCGCTTTCCCCTCAGGGGGTCTACCTTTACCCTGTGCGCCTGCACCTTACACGTCTTGGCGCAGTACATGGCGACATGGTGCTTAGGCTGGTACTCGGAGGAGCAGTGCGCACAGCGGCGCATGGGGCCTAGGTAGCTATACAAAGGATCGGGTATCCATCCGGGCCGATGGTGACTGGTGCCCAGCCCGTCTTCTCTATTACTTGCTTGTCGCTGTCGTGGTGGCGCTTGCAAAGGCTCTGAAGCGGCCCTTTAAACAGTTCCGGATCACCCTTATGCGGGGTAATGTGGTCGCAGACCGTGGCCTGAACGATCAACCCGGCGCTTTGGCAGATCACGCACAGCGGATTCGCCGCCAAGTGCCCAGCCCTTCGCTTCTGCCAATCCCAGCCGTATCCGCGTTCTGAGGTTTTCCGCCGATCCGTGCGCCAAGACGGAAGACTCACTCCCTGCCCCTGATGCGCTTGTCTGTGGTGTGCATCCCTTACTTCGCCTTCTGCTTGGCCCGGTAGGCGCGCATGTAGGCGGCTCGGCTTGTCTTGTGGCGGTCAGCCTTGCGGTCTAGCGTAACCACCGTGACCATGACGGGCATAACCACCATGGCCTGCGTAACCACCGCATGCCCTAACTCCTCATCAGTCGCTTTACGGTACAGGCTCACCCGAGCCCCTTGCTGGTATCACGCTCTCCACCGACGACAGGGTCGCCGTCCAGGGTGAGCTCTGGCTCTCCCTCGTCCTCGTCCAGCGCCCTGAGCAACTGGCCCAGCATGTCGATGAGCTTGTCCAACTTCTGCTCGAGCCTGTCCAGTTGAGGGAGTACGGACACGGGGCTATGGAGCAGGAAAACGAAGGCTTGATCCGGGGCCATGATGCATAGCGAACCTCGTGGAAAAGACCGCAGCCAGCGGTGTCCTCACCCTTGTCTTACCGAGGAGTGCGGTTGGCGTGTGGGTGCCAGGCGTGAGGGTCGCTGTAGGCTGCGGTAAGGGGGTGCCCGCCACGGAGTACGGAGGCTGATTGCATGTCGGTGGTCAAGCCACTCGTTCCGGGCGGGCAGAAACTATCGGCACTCCGACGGCGCGAACTTGGCCGGGAGCGTGCCGAGGATGACGCCGGTGAGGCCGCGATTGCCGGCCGTGGTGGCGGTGAGCGTCGCGCAGGCCCAGTCGACGGCGCCGACTACGGACCCGAGAGGCTGCTTCTGCACATTCGGCGTGAACACGATGGTCTTGTTCAGGCCCGCGGCAGGGATGCCGGTATTCGAATCGGCCGTGGTCGTCATGGTGATGACGCCGGTCACGGGGTCGATCTGGCTGTCGCTGACGAACTTCGATTTGCGCTCACCGATGGCTGCAGCGATGTTGTAGCCGGCAGCAGCACCAGCCAAGCCGGAGATACCGTCGGTTTGATACGCCTCGCTCACCGCGGCCTTGGGCACGCTGGCGGCGACGACAACCTCGGACAGCTTCGCCCGGACCGTGTAGTCCGAGTAGGCTGGGATGGCCACGGCAGCGAGGATGCCGATGATGGCGACGACGATCATCAACTCGATGAGCGTGAAGCCCGATTGCTTGTTCATTTCGATTCCCCAAAAAGGAAAACCGCCTCGATGGGCGGTTCTGGAGTCGGCGACTATCCCCTGCTGGTTTGCCCGGGTCTTGCCGGTGCATGCGGAAGTGGCCGCCTAGTTCCTCAGGCGGGCCGGAGCTGGCATGAGGCCGTTGTCTGTCAGACAACGCGCGGATTGTGCGTTATCCACAGGCTCAAGCGCAAGGGGCCGCCGTGGCGAATTTCACGAATAGGTCTTGAGGAACGCCCGCAATTGCCGGTCTACCTCATCCAGCCGCAACTGCATCTGCGCCAGCAAGTGAGCGCCAAAGGCACGTTGCTGCTCGTTCTTGCCGATGTTCTCGCGGCGGTTTCCGGATCCCCTGCAAGGGCGGCAGATGGTCTGGGGCTCGCCGCGGTGAGAGCCGCCGTTGAATCCTCGCCCATCGCAGTGATGGCACGTCGGGTCCAGAAAGATGTCGAGAACCTGGCCCATCACCAACTTGGCGACCTCGCTGGTCACCGGCGCACCTGTCAGGATGGCCTGGCCGATGGCGAACCCACGCAGATACTCGGCCGCGGGACGCAACGTCTTGAGCTTGTCCAAGACGAGGAATCGTTCGATGGGGCTAAGGTGGCCCTGCCCTCGCAGCATCACCCGCACCGAATCGAACTCGACCTGAAGCCGGTACAGCATCGGGCCAAGGCCATCGGCGATCCAGCCGGCAGCGATCATGAGGTCGACGTCTCCGCGTCTCTCCGTGCGCATACGCAGGTCGCTGGACTCGGTCGCGGAGGAATAGCTCTCTGCGATGGTGCGGTGGTCGCTCACGCAGCCATCTCCAGCACCGTAAACGGACCCTTGACGCCAGCCACGTGCTTCTCTGCCGCCTGCAGAGAGATCCTCAACCGCGCTGCCGGCGCCATCTTTACCTTCGCAGCTTCGAGCGCAGCCATCGCGCCCTTCGCGGCCAGGTAGCCGCTACCGACTGCGGTGTAACCGGCCGACGGCTCAAGGACCGAGTAGTCGTCATGAACCTCGAACAATCGCCCGTTGACGCCGACCAGAAACTGGCCGCCGAACTCCTGGCTGTCCTTCTCCCGGCTCCATCCGGCCAACTTGAAGGCGCTCCGAACGGAGTCTATGAATCCGGTCCTCATGTAAAGGCCGATCTCATCAGCCTTGTCCCACTTGCGCCAGAGGGTGAGCGAGTGCTCGAGCACCTGTCCCATGCGAAAGGCTGTCGTGTAGCCGACAAGGAACGGCCCGACTTTGAAGACCTTCGGCCCGGCGAATACCTCCGAGCCCCAGCCATCCGAGCCGCAACTATCGCCGCCCATGAAGACGGTGCCCTTGTCGACCAAGCCGACGATGCAAGTCATGCTGCGCGTCCCTCGAAGAAGTCCGAGTCCGAGGTTTCCCGTGCAGCGCTGGCTTCAAGCGCCGGCGCGAACAACCCGGGCAGCGAGGCGCGCGGCTCGAGCTGGGCCTGCGCGGTGACGGCGACTGCGAGCGCCGCCCATGCGTGCGACTTCAAGCCGTAGGTCGGGCCCGGCTTCTTCTTCGTGCCTGCCGGTCCGAGCAGGTCGATCAGCGCCTGGCGGATGTTCGGATCCTTGGCCCGCTGCGAGTTGCAGAGGTGCTGCTTGACCTGGTGCCGGAAGACGAATCGCACCGACTCCGGCGCGCGCCATGCCTGCTGGTACCGGCCGACCCAGCGCACGGTGTCGAAGGTCGATGCGCCTACCGCCATGCCCATGTTGGCAATCATCTCGACCGCGAGCACGTCGGCGCCCTGCCCGGCCTGCACCCAGCGCAACAGGTCGTGGTTGTCGTGCACGCCGCAGTTCTCGACGGTTGCGCCGGCGAGGAGAACCCAGCCGCTCTCGGTTGGGCCCGGGTCGATGGCGAGGATCTTCATGCCGCCTGCTTCGATGCGCTCGATCGTCATGCGAACGTGTTCGTCCGAAAGACTTGCGCGGGGGGTGCCGGCGCATAGGTGTAGATCGTCTTGGCGGTTATGACCATCGGCGCGTCGCTCTCCCAGCCCACCCTCGCCTGGCGCTTGGGGTCGTCCTTCGCCT